TGGCGGTGGTCGTCGTGGCGGCTTGCACGGTAACGTACACCATCGTAACGATGATCCGCAATCACCGTCGGTACGTCCGGCAGAAAGAAGCCCTTGACCGCTGGTTCTCTGCATACAAAAAGGCCCAGGAAGAGAGGCGTGGCAAATGGCAGTAACGGGAGTGCTGAAAAAGTGCGCCGACTGCGGAACGGTATTTGTAGCCGAAAACCCGGCAAGCAAATACTGCCCCTGCTGCTCTGCCCGCCGGAACATCCCCGGCCCCGCCCGTGGGAATGGCTACCGCAAGCCGCCCCCGGATGCCCTGACGCTGGACGTTCGGGCGGCGGATGCCGCGGGGCTTTCCTACGGCGTGTGGCGCGCACGGGAGGACGACAGAAAAAGAAAGGCGAAAGAAACAATTCGCCGCCAGATAGAAGAAAGGAAAAAGAAGCATGGCGAAAGTAAAGATCAACTGGCCGCCCATGAGCATGAAAGCCGAGGGTGAGGATGCCGCAGTTCTGGCACAGGCAGAGCAGTTCTTGAAGTATGTGAAGGAGGCGCACAAGATCAGCTTTGATGTGCTGCCGACCCTCTTCCGGGACGGCTGCCGTGACCCGGAAGAGGGCGTTGGAGAGCCGGAATGTGTGGGATGCAATGACGACTGCGAGAGTTGCGAAACCTACGAGAAAGCAAATTCGGTAAAGCCTTTGACCGAGCCGGAAGAGGTAGCCCCCGGTGCACAGTGGGATGTTGTTGCAATATACGACAACGCAGGCATTCCCAGCATCATGCACCGCTTCCGCCGCATGAACGACAAAGACCTGTTCCACGGCGGAAAGGACAAGCCGCACCCGGCGTTCATCATCGGCGGCGAGGTATACGACGAGATTTACATTTCGGTCTACCAGAACACCATGATTAACGGCAAACCGTACAGCCTGCCCTACATGGAGCCTGTCACCGACATTACCGCGGACAAGTTTGCGGATGCCTGCTTCTCCAAGGGCGAGGGCTGGCACTGCATGACCGCGGCGGAGTGGGGCTTGCTGGCCTGCCTTAGCTGGAAGAATGGCACTCTGCCGCATGGTAACACCAGATGCGGCAAGTACCACGCTGACCAGACCGAGTGCGGCGTGAACGTCAAGGACAGCAACAAGACGCTGACTGGCTCCGGCCCTGCAACCTGGACGCACGACCACACGCCGACAGGCGTACATGACCTGTGTGGAAACGTCGGTGAGATCATCCGCGGCCTGCGGATCAAGGACGGCGCACTCTGGGCGGCAGAGAACAACGACGCGGCCCTGCCGGAAACCGACCTGACCACCTGCGGCGACGGATGGAAGCCCATCGTGGATAGCAACGGCGACCAGGTTTACGTCGATGCAATGGACGGAATCAAGTTCACCAACGAGAAACCGCAGCATGGACGCGCCAACTTCGAGAGTTGGGAAGATGTGCGGATGGAATGTTGGAGCGACCAGCTTATGGAACTGGGCTTGTTTGCTGGCGAGAAAAAAGCGTACTGCGCCGTGGATGCAACGGAAGGTGAATACCTTCCGAATCGGGGCGGCTACTGGGGCAATGGCGGCGACGCTGGCCTGTTCAACTTGGACCTCAACCATTCCCGCGCGGATTCGTACTGGGCCTTCGGGGGCCGTTCCGCTTATTTCAAGAAACGCTGAAAGCTGTTCGCTGGCAAGCTGTGAGCCGAGCGGTAGCGAGGCGGAAAGGAAGAAGCAAATGAACTGCTCAAAACGCAGGCACGACGGCGCGGCATACCGTCGGTGCGATACGCTGGTTTCGCTGTACTGCCGACCGTGCAAAGACCGCACAAAGGCACGGCAGACACAGCAGCACAAGAAGAACCGCGGGAGGAAAAAGAAGTGACGATCATTGTTCTGTGCGTGATGCTCATTATCCTGTTCGTCATAGCACTGGCGGTAACAGCATTTCTCTGCTGGGTGTCCGCTACGGCTTTTAACTGGGGCATCGTCGCCCTGGTTTGGCTCTTCCTGCTGGTGATAGCCGTCTTTATCGGCGGCGGTGATGGCTGGGAATAACACCCGGCACGGGCTGGGCGACCCGAAACACGCCTGCCATGTGGCCGGAAGTGGGGGACGCAGACGGCCACCCCGGTTTATCGGATTTACCGGGTGTCCTACCAGACGAGGACAAAAAGAACACGTCAGGGCGGCCCGCATGGGCGGGGCGGCAACCTGTCCAAACCGCCCCTTTGATATGGCGCAGCCAGTGCAAGGCGGGAGTTATTCACCCGCCCGCCCGGTGCTGACTCCGGGAAGCGCCTCCACATCCGAATATAAAACAGAAACCAAAGGAGAACGAACATGAAAACACCTGCAAAAATCAACGCAAGCCGGGATGAATCCGGGAAAATGCTGATCGGTCTGGACGGGACGGGAGATGGTCTGCTCATGCTGGCCGGAAGAATTGCATCCGGGGTGCTTGTGACCGTGGCGAGCAACGAAAAGGAGCTGGCCGAACTCAAGAATGTTATGCACAAGATGATCGACGAAGCCTGCAAGGAAGAATGGCTCGACAAGATCAGCGGCAAGCGCGGTGTGCAGACAGACAACATGACGGAGTTTTTCGCACATCTGCTCATGGGGAAGTTCTAAGAAAGGCGGTACGGCAATGGCAAGAAAAAAAGCCCAGCCCATCGTTACGGAATACCAGACCCGCGGCCTGCTTGACTTGGCAGAACTTTTCTACTCTGACCCGGCGAACGTAAAGCGGTTAGAGGAATGGCAGAAGAAACAGGAGGGCAAGCGCAATGGCAAACGAAAAGCTGTATGAGGACATGGAGCCGCGGGAAAAGTTTGAAGCACTGTGGCTGAAAGCAGGGCTTCACAAACGGCCCGGTGCGGATGCACTGCTCTACGACTTAGAGCAGCAGGGGCTCTTTGATCTCCCGGCAAGCATTAAGCACCACTCAAACCGTTTCGGCGGCCTAGTAACCCACACCGTCAATGTTGCGGATGCGGCAATGGAACTGTGCGAAACCAACCACGCCTTTAAGGACTGCGACAAGAACGCCGTGCTGGTGGCGGCACTCCTGCACGACATTTGCAAGGTCAACAAGTACCACGAAACTGCATTCCACAAGTACGGTTATGAGGATTGCGGTCTGCTGGGACACGGCGAAGAGAGCGTGATTATGGCACAGCGGTTTATCAAGCTGACCGGGAAAGAAATCATTGCGATTCGCTGGCACATGGGGGCGTACTGCGGCAAGGAAAGCTGGGACACACTCGGAACAGCCTATGACCGCTATCCCGAAGTTCTCTGCCTGCATTTCGCAGACATGATCGCCACCCACTATGATGAACGGTAACGCAAACCCGGCAAGGTACGTCGTGTATCTGCCGGATGGAACAAGAACCAGACCGATGCCGCACTCCTGCCGGAAGATTTGAACTGCGGGTTTTCGGAAGCCGAGATTGCATATATAGCAACTGCCGGACTGGGAGCCTGGGACGTTTGTAAAGGTGGAATCTACTATCGGTACATCTGGCCATGTTGGCGGCTGACAAGAAATTATAACAAGCCGGAACGCTGGGAAATATGGCAGGATGAACGAGAGCATCCGGCCCCGATGGGGCGCGCAAGCTATATCCAGAAAGCGAAAAAGGAGAACCGTTTGGCAAGAAGCGCATACACCAAGACCGCCCCGCAAAAGGGCGCAACAAGAGAAGTACAGTGTGAGCATACGTTCAAAATAACCATCCCACGGTGCGCGCCGTGCGGTGGTTACGACAAAGCGTGCAAGCACTATCGACCGAAGAATAAGTAACCCCATTGGCTTATTTTGCAAAGCCGCCACGCACCGCGTCAGCGCGGCGGCTTTTATGTGACGCGGGGCGGATCAGTTGTTGGTAGCTGCTGATCCACTGAAAGCGGGGCCGAACCCCGCCCGCGTCGGTTGCGTATAGGCATCATGGAAGCTGGTGCGATTTTCCATAACATTTGCGCACCAACAGGGCGAAAGAGTGCCGTATGGCAGCGTCCCTCCTAACGCGAAAGCTGGTGAAAAACCATGCTGCTCCTAGTCAAGTCGTACCCTGCATGACGGCAACGGAAGCCGAAAGAGGGTGCGCCGCCGCACAAGCGAAGAAGTGCCTTGTCCTACCCGCCCAAGCCAAAGGCGGCAGGTCTTTCCCCCTGCTGGTTAAAGGCAGATAAGACCGCCCGCCGCCTCTCCGTATTTTCGATTTTCTCCAGGGAGGCGGCGGTCTTATATGTGGGTGCGCCTATGGCTGACGGCGACGGCGGCGTTTATCTCCCCCAGAACACCGAGATAAAAGTTGGTTCGACTCCAACCGCCCACACAAGAAAAAATAAAACAAAGGAGGTTGATTTCATGCTGTATTCAGAGGCTATCGAACTGCTGGAAGATATGGCGGATGATCGTTTCACACCCATTACCGAGGCAGAAAGAGAAAAGGTGCGCACGGCAATCCGGCTGGTCGCAAAAATGGCAACGGTTAGAGCCTGCCCGAAGCGCGCACTTCATGCCGCAATTCGCTGGATCGTAGAGAACTGGGAGGCGAAAGAGGCATGACGGAAATTGAAAAGCTCGACGCAATGCTGACGGAGTTACACGTCAACCACGATCTGCACCGCCGCTTCCCGGAGATGGACAAGGACTTTTCGGACAAGGACTGGGGCTGGCAAGTCACGGTGAATGACAAGAACTTTGGCGGAAACTGGGATGCCATCTGCGGTTACGGCTCCTATGGATTCAAACAGGGCTTGCTTGAAGTGATGGGCAACATCCAGGGCGACAACGGCGTTGAGGGATGGTTGACCGCAGAGCAGGTCGTGGAAATGGCAAGAAAGGCGGGAGAAAAGACGTGATCCACCTTGGCGATATTACGAAGATTCACGGCGACCAGATAGAACCTGTGGATTGCATCACGTTTGGCAGCCCGTGCCAGGACTTGTCCATTGCAGGACGCAGGGCGGGGCTTGCCGGAGAACGGTCTGGCCTTTTTGTTGAGGCGGTAAGAATCATCAAGGAAATGAGGAAAGCGACAAATGGAATGCACCCAACTTTCGCTATTTGGGAGAACGTACCAGGAGCTTTTTCCAGCAACAGCGGAGAAGATTTCAGAGCCGTGCTGGAAGAGCTTGCCCGCGTGGAACAGCCAGACACTGTTATTCCTAGACCTCCGAGGGGGGGCAGATGGAGCAAAGCCGGAGCAATCGCCGGAGCGGGATGGAGCCTTGCTTGGAGACAGCTCGACGCTCAACATTGGGGAGTCCCCCAGCGTCGAAAACGAATCGCTCTTGTCGCAGATTTTGGAGGCCAACGCGCCTCTGAAATACTATTTGAGCGAACGGGCGTGTCAGGGCATCCTGACGAGGGCATCCAGACGTGGAAAAGCGTTGCCGGACTTGCTAAAAACTGCGCTGCTGGAAATGATCGAGTGGTGGCAGAGGGGGGGGCGGAACGCAGCCTATACCTTGAAAATACGTTCAGGATGCGCAGGCGGCGGCAAGGGCGCACTGGTACAAACGGAGAAAACCGGGACGCTATCGACGCTCCAAGACCAGACGCTCTTCCAACCAGCGGCAGCGTACAAAGTTCAAGTCTTAAACGACCAGGGCGGCGGCAAGATGGATGTGTCGTATGACGTGGTGGGGACGCTGAGAGCAAACGCAAAGGGACACGACCCGATTGTGATTGACGTGCTACCGTTTGACACTACACAACTAACCAGCCCGCAGAACGGAAGTAACCCGCACTGGGGCGACCCGTGCCATCCTTTGGCCGCAAGCGCGCATACGCCATCCGCCGTTGTGAAAGTGTTTGATGCACAAGGAAATGGCGACGGCCAGATAGTGCCGACCATTACGGGCGACCACAAAAGCAGAATCACGGACTACACCGCTATTGCAGTTGACTTGTACAATGGAGCCGCGACGGGAGATACGGCCACATCTATCACCTGCCGGAGCATAGCATCACATTCCGGGCCGCAGGTCATGGAAAGCTATGGAATCGGGAACGGACAAGCTCATTCGTCGGTCACAAAAGAAAAGTCTGGCACACTGGACACGATGCACGATGCGCAGGCAGTTGCAATAGAACACGCTGGCTGTTTGACACCGTGGGATGTCCAGAGCCGCAGGATTTTTTCTGAATACGGGAAATGGCCTGCGTTGTATAGCGGAGAAGGCGGCGGACATGGATATGTGTTTACACTCCAATGGATTGTTCGCCGTCTAACCCCTATGGAATGCGAACGTTTGCAAGGCTACCCGGACGGGTGGACGGACATTGGAGAGTGGACGGACACCAAAGGGAAAAAGCACAAGGCAGCAGACAGCCCGCGGTATAAGGCGCTGGGAAATAGCATTGCTCTTCCGCAATGGTTCTGGATCGTTCAGAAAATGAAACCGTACATGAGAGACGGCGCAAAGCTGGGAAGTCTGTTTGACGGCATCGGCGGTTTTCCGCTGGTGTGGGAAACAACATACGGAGCCGGGACGGCGGCGTGGGCATCTGAAATCGAAGAGTTTCCAATCGCCGTAACAAAGAAATGGTTCGGAGAAAAGGAAGTGAAATCATGAGAAAGCCTATGCTGCCGACAATTTCTTTTGCCTTGAGCTGTACGGCTCTCGGCCTTGCAATTTTTAATGGTGCAGTTTTGCACACCAGGATTCAGCAGGTAACACAGGAGCGCGACATCTACGCCAGCAGGTTTCAGAACTGGTCTGACCGCGCGATCCGGGACGAAGAAACCATTTCCGCCTTGCAGGATCGGCTTGATTCGATGGCAGACGGCAAGGTTTATCTGGAAGAAGCCGGGACGTTTATGTGTACGGCGTACTGCACGGAACAGCGCCAGCACATTTGCGGAGAGGGACACGGAATAACAGCCAGCGGGCAGCCGATTCAGGCGGACGTGACGGTGGCGGCAGACCAAACGCTTCTCCCCTATGGGACGGTTTTGTACATAGAGGGCGTGGGAATCCGCATTGTGCAAGACAAGGGCGCAGGTGTGCAGGGCTATCACCTGGACGTTGCGGTTGATACTCACGAAAATGCGTTGGCATGGAGCGGGTACGGTGAACATCGGGTGTGGATCATCCGGGAAGCGGAATGAAAGGAGCGACAATGCAGAAAGTAATTGCGATTGATTTTGACGGGACGCTTTGTGAAAACAAATACCCAGAAATCGGTCTGCCGCGCTGGGGCGTTATCTTCAAGGCTCTGTCCGAGCAGGAAAACGGTGCGGCCCTGATCCTGTGGACGTGCAGGACGGGAAAGGAACTGAACGATGCTGTGGATGCCTGCGCAAAATGGGGTCTGACGTTCGACGCGGTGAACAAAAACCTGCCGTCGTGGGTTGACACCTGGAACAATGATCCACGCAAGGTTGGAGCCACAGAATACTGGGACGACCGCGCAAAGAGTACAACCGATGCGAAGGACTTTGGCAAACTCGAAAGCAAGGTCAATGGGTACGAAATCGAAACGCGCCCAATCGGAAGCAGCCCATGTGGCTTTGAAACGAGGGTGACACACGAGGACTTCAACAATGGGATGCCTGTGACAGTAAACCGATACAAGAATCTGCACGATGCCGCCAAGGGGCAATTCAACTGGATGAAGAAAGCAGAGGGCGGATTCAATAAGCTGTATGACATCTATGACAACAAGATATATCCAAAAGAAAAACGGTTTCCAGTTAGCTTTGGAGAAAATGCGCCAGTGAAAATTGCGCTAAAATACAGGTGCGTTTACTGCACAACGGAAATAAGCCACAATCAGCGAGGTGGCATCCCGAATGAAAAGCTACCCAAAAAGTGTCCATTCTGTGGAGAAACGATGCTGCTGGAAGATTACCGGGTGGATGTAGAGAAACGCCCGCAGGGAATAAAGCCGATACTGGGAGAGGTGCTGTTTCCTCCGTACATCCAAGATTATTCATACGATTTGTAAGGAGAACAGAAGATGATCTTGCCGGATAAAAAGTATTCCGTGATATACGCTGACCCACCGTGGAGTTACCGCCAGTGCGGAACCGGGCCAAAAAGCCGGGGCAATGCAGCACAGCATTACCACACCATGGCGACGGACGACATCTGCGCACTGCCCGTCCACAGCCTAGCGGGGGGGGGGACGGCGTGCTTCATGTGGGCCACATTCCCACAAATTGCCGACGCTCTGCGAGTTATGGAGGCGTGGGGGTTTGAGTACAAGACCTGCGCCTTTGTCTGGATCAAGAAAAATCGCAAGAGCAACACGAATTTTTGGGGCATGGGAGCGTACACAAGGGCAAACGCAGAAATTTGCCTGCTGGGCGTGACACCCGGATTCAAGGCAGCCACTCAGATCAAAAACCATGCCGTACATCAAGTGATAGAGTCACCGATTCAAGCGCACAGCGCAAAGCCGGATGAAACAAGGCGGCGGATCGTGGAACTGATGGGCGACGTGCCACGGATAGAACTTTTCGCCCGTAACCGCTGCCCCGGATGGGACGCATGGGGCGACGAGATAGGAGAACAAAATGGACTGGGATGAAATTCAGAACGAGTTCGACCGAGCATACGGAATGTCATGCAAGCCGTCAGGCTTGCAGAAGTATAAGGCCGGACACATTTTCGACGAAAATATGTCAGTCAAGTGGAACCGCGACAAGCTGGAAGAGGAAAACAAAAAATTTGAGGACGAAGTTAGCCGCCTGAATACGGCAAAAAATAAAGCCCTGTTGGCCGTACACGAACTGGTCTACCAGAAAATACAGGACGACGTGGGACATAACCTGTCCAGAACTGCGGCAGAAAAGATTTTCAACTATGCCTACGACGATAAACACGCATACGGTTTCCATGAAGTACGTTGGGAGCTGGAACGGCTGGTTGAACTCGTGTCGGAAATCCTGGCCGAACAGAAGAAGCCGCAGAGGAACAAAAAAGATGGCAAAAAATAAGTGGAGACCGTACCTGCCACGATCAGATTCAACCGAACTTCCGCCCGTACATAAACGAATGAGCGAAAGCGAGGAAACATGATTTTCTTCATCATCGGTGTGGTCGCCGCCCTGTTTGCGCTGGCAGTGCTGCTCCTGGCAAAAGAATACAAGAACAGCGCAATTATCCCGGCGGTGGTCGCCGTGGTTATGATCGGCATTTCCTGCGTGTCCTACGTCCCTACTGGCTATACGGGCATCGTTACGACCTTTGGCAAAGTCGAGGACGGTACAAAGGACGCAGGTATCGTGTTCAAACAGCCCTGGCAGTCCATCGTGAAGATGGACAATCGGGTGCAGGAAATGAGCATGGATTTATCTGCGTTCTCTTCTGACATTCAGGAGGTCTCAACCAGCGTATCCGTTGGCTACCGTATCAACCAGGCCAACGCCATGACGATTTATAAGTCCGTTGGCAAGAAGTACGAGGACACGCTGATTACTCCCCGCGTGCTGGAAACGGTGAAAGCGGTGGTGGCGCACTACGATGCAAGCAGCCTCATTTCAAACCGGGATGCGGTAGCGGCGCAGATGGATGCAAAACTCCGCGAGGTGCTGACAGAGTACAACATCGACTTGCAGTACATTTCCGTGACGAATTTTGACTTCACCGACACATTCACCGATGCGGTGGAGGCAAAGGTAAAAGCCCAGCAGGAAAAGGAAAAGGCGGAAACGGACGCAGAAAAACGCCGCGTCGAGGCCCAGGCCACGGCGGACGCTGACCTGATCGCCGCAAATGCCGAGGCCGAAAAATCCAAGGTGGCAGCAGATGCGGAGTTGTATGTAGCCGAGAAAAAGGCTGATGCAAACCGTGCGCTGAATGACAGCTTGAACAGCAACCTGCTGGAATACTACAAGATCACCAACGTGGGCTCCCTGTGGAACGGCGAACTGCCTACCTACGTTGGAGACGGCAACAGCATCCCCATTATCAACGGCATCAACTAAGTTTTTAAGGAGCCGCCCACGCGGCGGCTCCTTTTTTATGAGCAAGGGACAGGCCCACAGCCCGGTTCGATTCCGGGATTGCCCGCAGAGAAAAATAAAAGGAAAGGAGAAAACAATGGAAAGATATAGCATAGCCCTGCACGGAATCGACAGCTACACGAAGCAACCAATGTATCTGCCGTACAAACTCGATGCGGCAAGCGTAAAGGCCGCACTCCATGAAGCAAGGATGTGCGCAATGACGTTTTATCCGAGATTCAGAGAGACCGAAAAGCCGGACGTGGAGGTAATCAGAAAATGAGACTTGCAGCTATCGCAAAGAACATCAAGGCAAGCGGGGTGTGCGGCGTTCACTACGTCGGCCCGCTGCGTGAAGTATGGATTATGACGGCACACGGAATCTACCGCCTGAACGGCTACCCGAAGCCCATTGACCGGGACGAAACCGCTATGATGTTTGGCATCGGCCCTAAGACGATGGAGGATATCGCCTACAACGACTTCACCGACGAGGATGCGACATGGCTTGAGGGATACAACCTGACCGACAGTGTGGAGGGAGAAATCCGGCTGGTGACGATGGACATTGACGTGTCGATTCACGGCCAGGAACTCCGCCTGCTGACGGACGAGCAAAAGAACGTAATCGCCATTGCCACCGCAGACGATCTGGCCCCATTGCAGGGTGAATTTGCAAATTCTGCGTACATGGCGTTCTATCTGCGGACATCCAGCCAGGGTGAAAAGTACATCGTAGTAAAGGACGGATTTTCTGTCCGGGCAGCGATTATGCAGCCGGATGTGAAAGAGACCCTGCGGGATTCGCTTCTGGAAGCATTGACGCTCCTGCGCGTGGAGGGCTTAAAGGACGGCACGGTGGACATAACGCGCCAGTGCTGGCCGACAGGAGGCAACGAGGAAACCGAGGCGGACGATGAAGAGACTTGACGCTATATACAAGTGCCGCCTGTGCGGCAAAGAGTATGTGGAATGCTCAACCAGCGGGGAAAAGAGCAACCAGCGGTTTGTAATGGACATGATGTACCGGGCCGTAAGGCAGAAAAAGCCGGAAGAAGTCATGGAACCGACGCTGTATGAGTGCCATTCCTGCGGCGGCGGAAGCTATGGCGTAGCCGATTTTCTGGGTCTCAAGATCAAAGACGAGGGGGCGACGGAATGAATATATACGTTGTGCCGGAGGTTGACCTTAGACGATTTACCGAAACGGGCGTTTTGGCCGTCCAACTTCTCAACGGCGAAGCCATGATCTACGACGGAATATACCTGGAATCGGACGGAGCAAAAGCGTTCGCAGAATTTTTCCAGGATAACATTTTTTCGGCGGGAAAATTCGAGGAATTGGTCGAGTGGGGGCTAAAGGCGGACGCAGAAAGCGCAAGTCTGGTGCGGACAATTATTCACAGCAGGGTTTGGGAGTACGAACAGAACCATGCAATGACAATGGATCAGGTGCTTGTTCAACTCTGCACAAGGTGGCATTGGACGGGTGATATGCCGCAAAAGCAAATAACGCTGACGTACAATACACTGCATCTGATGAAAGACAATAACCCAAGTTGGAACGGCCAAGCACTGCAAATGGAGCGGATAAGGCAGAACCAAAAGGCAATGACCGAAGCGGTAAACGCTATGCTCTGGAAAAAGCTCAAGGCACAAGAAAACATTTGCGCCTGCCAAGAAAGAGAAATTGACCTTTTGAAGCGCAAAGTCCAGAACGAGCAGGAAAAGGCAGAAACCAGCAAAGCTATTGCAGACCAGAAGATTGCGGTTTTGACACAGCGGCTTGAGAAAAAGAAAAAGCACCGCACATTGGGCGACCGGGTACTTCAAATGATCGGATTCTGGGTCGGGATAGTCTACTGGCTGGAAAACATGGATCGTCCATAAGCGGAGGAAACACAATGCCAAACAAATATATTGATGTACGAATCAATGAAGAGAGATTCTGTACAGAGGGCATAGCGGAATTTTCACTTCTTAACATGGATGCCCTGAATGAAGATGGATATGTAGTAAGATGGAATGCTATCCAGCAGATCGGACGTTTCTTTGAAGAAAATATATTTTCTACGAAGGACTACCAGACTGCACGAGGCGAAAAAGAACCTGACTTGCAGGAAGCAAAAAGATTGAGAAAAGCTGTTGAAGATGCGTTTGAAAAGTACAATCGGACGCACGAAAATTCGGCGGATCAAGAAATAGTGCGATACTGCACAAAAATCACACCGAAAGAACTCGCGTGGTGGGAGGAAAGCTGGCAGGTAACTGCTGAATATGCCCCATTGCGCGGCAGAAAATCACGATAAAGGAGCAAAAACAATGGATGCAATCAGAGACGACGTTCGCAAGCTGGTAAACAAGGAACTGAACGTTGCAAACAAGCGGTTCCGGCCTTTTGCCAGCCCGCACGAGGGGCAGAACATCGTCCGGGAAGAGCTGGAAGAAGTTGAACAGGCACTTATGCCGCTGGAACTCCACGTCAAAAAGAGAATGCGGAACGCCGTCAAGGCAAACAAAACAATTTCGCAGGAAGAACTTCAAGAAATCCGTGAAATGGCTGTCAGTTTGGCAGTGGAAGCGATTCAGGTAGCCGCAATGGTGAAAAAGTTTGAGCACGGCCAGCACCGTGGATGGCCTGGCGGAAAGGAAAACCAGTATGGCACAAAAAAGAAAGCCACACCCGGCGGATGTGGAAACCGTAACCATAACCATGAGCCGGAAAACGGCGGAAGCGGTAAAGCAAGCGTGTGAAGAATATCTCCGCCTGCGGATGGGCCAGTTTGAGGACTTCACAAACGAGGTCTGCTGCTGGGACTATGTGGAGCAGATGGAGAAAGAGTGCCACACTACCGAGGAACGGAAGAAATTCCACCGGGATCACGAACAGGATTTTTACAAGTGTATGCGACTCCGTGACCGTATGCGGGCGGGGCTGCGCGCGCTCTGGGCGCAGAATGTGCCGACAGCTTCTATCCAGTTCACATTGAAAGAAGCGTACCGAGCAGAATCCGTATGGCTGGCGATCCGTTATGCCCTGGCGTGGCACGACTTCCCGGAGGGCGGGATGTGGAACGACTTCTTCTCCCCGCTCAACCGTTCAGATCAACCGATGCCGAAAGTGGAACTGAAAGAAAAGGATGGTACGGAATGACGATAACGATATACCCGGGCGGTCACTCAATCCAGCAGGGAACGCCGGAAGAGTTGGCGCGGCTTGTGTTCGAGATGCAGGCACTTCAAACCTTACAGAGTTTTAGAAATATGGTTGAGACCATCCAGGCGGAAATGGAAAAGCAGCAGAAGCAAAAGGAAGTTGCGGCTACAATCCCGGAAGCACCGAAGAAACGACCGCCCAAGAGAAAGGCAAAAACCGATGGTAAAACCTGAACCGTGGGAAAATTCGATGCTGGAACTGGGAGGAACGCGAGTAATGGAAAAGAACTGCTCCACCTGCGCATGGCATGACAGTTTCTCGTGGGTATGCTTCAACGGTTTATCCGAACACCGGGCGGATTTTACTGACCCGGAGAACACCTGCCAGGAATGGAAAGAAAGGAAAGATGAAAATGACTAGGGATGGGGTCGAGTATACCTGCGACAAATGCGGCAAGACCATGTTTGCGCCGACGGATATGTGCAGCACAATGAACAGTGTCCGCGAACGTATGACGAGGGACTGGGAAGAAGTGACAGACGACCATGGCCGCAAGCGCGACCTTTGCCCGGAGTGTAGCAAGGAATACAAGAAAATCATTGGCGGCTTCCTCAAGAAAAAGTAACCGCCGAAGAGCAAGCCTCTTACATTATATATTATACATAGTAGTCCGTCGTTAAATAGCCGCCCTGACGAGGCGGCAAGGGGCTTGTATACGGAAGCTAAGTTAAGGGACACGACGAGAAAAAGAGCAAAACGATGCACCTACCCCCCGGCGGGGAAAGGGAGTGCAGAGGGAAAACGAGGGCGGCGTTCCGGCAGCTTATCGGAATAGAGAGCAAAGGGAACGCGGCCCGGCGTTGTTCCTCTGCATCGTTCCCCCTCTTTCGTTTGTGGGTCAAGATAAAGAAAGTTCCATGACGTGAGCGGAAGGAGGGACGTAGAGAGTATGGCAGGCGGTTTCAGAGTGCGAGAGCAAAAATTCATCTGCGGCAAAGATTACGCCACGGCTGAAACAATGCAGGTTGACTTTTTCGAGATCACGGAACAGCAGCACAAGGCCAGTACCCGCAAAAAGAAAGAACTTGCCAGCTCCATTGCGAAAGAAGCGTACAATTTCCGGCAATCCGGGCGATACCTGGAACTGCTGATCCAGCGAAACTTCCGCAGAACGGACTACTCCGTTACATACACCTACGACAACGACCATCTGCCCGCACCCGGCGACATGGAGCGCGTGGACAAAGATTTTTCCGCCGCCATGAAAAAGCTGTACCGTATGTGCGACAAAGCCGGAATTGCACACCCAGGATGGGCGGAAGTGGCGGAGTATACGACGTATGTTGACGGAAAGTGGGTTGGCAGACACCATCACCACATCGTCATGCAACACACAGAGGGGCTTACGCGCGAAATGGTGGAAAAAGCATGGGGCGGACGTGGAATGGCCCGGTGCGAACCGTTGAATTTCGACCACGGGTACATCACGGGTCTTGCAAAGTACATCGTGAAGAATGTTCGGTGCAAACGGCACTGGCGACAGAGCCGCGGGCTGAAACCGCCCAAAATGCCCCGCCCGAACGACGGGAAAATGAGCCGCGGAAAACTCAAGGATGTTTGCGAGAATCGTTTGGAAGATCGTGCGTTCTGGGAGAAAATGTACCCCGGCTATACTATGCACTACTGCGAACTAATCATCACGGGCAACAGCACCCGCCATCTGATCGTGCGCCTTTACCGCAAAGAAACCGGGATGAAGAACAGGAGGAATCAACCTTGAGCGTGAGGCTTGAACTTTCCGACCTGCCGCCCCGCATCCGCGCACAGGCAGAAGCACAGATCGCGGCCAGAGGCCGGAAAAGAGCACCTGCAACGCCGTCAATGGCCGCGGCGGCCAGCATTGCAGAAACCGCGGGCATGGATTTTGACTCCCGCGGCGAGTATGACTACTACATGGGTGTGATCCTGCCGAAAGTACAACGGGGGCAGATCGTCAACGTGGAAACGCACCGGGCGTTTTCACTGCTCCCGGAAAAGGAGTACGGAAATGTGAAGCTCCCGGCGGCCAGATACACCGCCGACTTTGTGCTGACCTACGCCGACGGCACAACGGAGGTGGTGGAGGTGAAAAGCAAATTTACCAGGCGGCAGCAGCGGGATTATATTTACCGCCGCCGATTGTTCATCGACCTTGTGGCAGAGCCGCGGGGATGGAAATTTGTCGAACACATCACGCCTGACACATCGGCGGAGATCAAGGCGTGGAAGAAGCTTGCAAAGCAGAAAGGATAAACCATGAAAGCTAGACCGAACGCAGCAGTACAGCGCATGATGGTGCGAAATTCTGTCAGCCGTTGCGCGACATCGAAAATCAGCACGAAAAAGAATATCATGGATAACAGAAAGGCCACAGACGAGGTACTGCGCTACTGCACAATCATTGCGGCCTTTGATGTGCTGGAATTTGACAAGGACGCGCTTGACCGTTTGACGGCGGCCATGAAAAACCACGCCGACGTGTACACAACAGAGCGCGCTGTGCTGGGGCAGACCCGCGCGCGGCAGTTACTTAGAGAGCGCACGGAACAGATGCTGGACAGGTCGTTTGTTCTCCCAGCGGGAGAGTACCCGCGAAAGCAGCATGAAAAAGACGCGCTGGCAGAACGCCGGGATGCTGGCGACCTGACGATCCGCTATTTCGTGGAGGGCTTAAACGAAATGGGCTACGACCGGGCGCAGATCAATGCAGCTGTGGAAGAGGTTCGCAGGAACTATGAGCAGTTCTTGGAATGGGCCGTTGACGGTGAGTATGCGGCGCATACCATGCTTGGCCGCAAGGCGGCGGAGATCATGGGCGGAAGCGTCGAGGTAGTAGCAGAACCGGGCGCAGGCCAGATTTTCGGGAAATTCTAACAGAGCACAACGCGGGAGGGTAAAATGCAGGCAGAAGAAGCGAAAATGATTTTGCGTTACCTGGGCGGGATTGAAGCACAGCTCTATGACGTGAACAGAGAACTTGCAGAGTTGCAGGATCGCTACAACCCCATCAAGGGCATGGACATGGACGGGATGCCGCATGGAACCACTCCGGGCGACAGCACCGCGTCGCTGGCTGTGAAACTGGCCGACGGCGGAGAAGAGTATAAACGTGTCGAAAACCGCCTGCTGGTGCGCAGGGGCGTTTTGTTGGCTGATAGGGATAATATTCGTGACCAATTAGACCGCATGAACGGTGATTACAAAATCATTCTGCGCGGGCGGTACGTTTACTCGCAAAAATCGTTACAAAGAGGCTGGACGAGCATTGCGGCGGAACTGGGGGTAAAGGAGATCACCGCCCAGCGGAAAGAAAAGATCGCACTTGCCATTCTCGGCCCCATGCTGGACGATATGCCAATGGCAGAAGAAATCCTCTTGCGCGCGTATGACGCACGCGATTAAAAGCAACGGGAAAAGTACAAAGGCGGATTCGTGATAGAAAATCTATCAAAACGCCATGAAAAGCCCCCGACAAGCGGCGGCAAATTCGTGTGCCGGAAAAACATTAAAGGCTATGATGATGCCGGATTTGTGCGCGCGTAAAAGTGGGGACTTCCGCGAGAGCGAAAAGCTCCCTGGAAAAACAACTTGCGAATAGGAACAAAAGAAACTCCCCCGGCGGGTAATTCCGTCGAGGGAGTTTTCGTTATTCGTGCTCGCAAAAAGAGTCCGCATCAAAAGTGAACACAATCTCCGGCATTCGTTCCGTGACGATGAAAGTAAACACGCCGGGTGCATCCTTGCGGCCAGACACAACAACATCGTCTGGCGGAAGCTCGTGGAGCGCGCAGATGTTCTTCCGCACAGCGGATTCAAGGCGGCGCAGGCGTTCGTCCCCCGAAATGATCTGCTCACGCTGGAACGTATCGGATAGGCTTTTCTTCAAAATGGCCTGCCACTCTTCCGGGAGGATGTTCATGTGCGTCGCCACCTTTCGTGCATCCTGACAATGACCTGGGCTTCATCCTCTGCGGCTCCGTGCTCCACAGCATACCGGGCAATTTCTTCCGGCAAGCCAGCAGGAAAACCGTTTTCGTCAACTGGGCCGTCATACCCTGCGAGATCGACGACGTGGAGCGTGGGAGGATCGGGCAGGAGTTGGTAATACTGGCCGTCAACGTAATTCGTGTCGGTGACGTGATCCCACCAGGATATTTCACCGTGTTCGTTGCTGGCGGCTTCCATTGCGGCGCGGGCCTGCTCTTCGGTCGAGCCGCCGAACGTGAGCCGGGAACCATCGGAAAAGGCGGCGACCACGCACCAAGGGTAAAAAGTTTGCGTTTCGTTCACGGAAACACCTCCATTTCGTTAATGACAGTATAGCATGAAATGCCCCGGCGGGGAACCGGGGCAGATGCCATACAAAAGGTTAGATGCAATAGGTTTCCTTGCCAAGAGAACTTTCAAACGTGAAACTAGCAACAAAACCGTTGCGGGTATGAAGAAGCGAGGCCAGTTCGTAATCATGGCCGCCGGAATAGCTGGACTTCAAACGGAACCGATAAGAAAAAACGTCCTCACCTTTCCGCAATGCCTTGAGAAGTCCACCTTTCAAGGCAAAATCGTCCTGGAACGTGTGCCGCCTACCTGCACCATCGACAAAATAGGGCATGAACATAAAAAACTCCTTTCGTGTGTTTGGGTGTTCGTTGATAAATAGCCTACGAACACAGTTGAGTTAAGGGATTGGCCCGTGTGGGCTGGGGCGGGGCCGCTTTCGTGCGGTGCGGCCCCGCTGGGGTGTCCGCTGTTTTCGTTATTCGTTGCCGTCCAGAAATTCCATGACCCGGTGCGCGGCATACTTGCCAGCGTCGTTTAGCTGCCGCTGCCATGCGCCGTTGCGGGGCGACCAGTGGAAACCGTTGTGCTTCAGCACGTCGCGGGTTTCGTCGTCGGGCTTGTCGGGGAAGATAAACTGCACCCGCATGATCTCCTGATCCTCTTTGTAGGTGTAACCGTCGCGATCATCCTCCACCGGGGCGGCGGCCTTGGCAGCCTCGATCTTTGCAATTCGTGTTTGCACCCGCTTGATGGTGGCTTTACTGCTCGTCAGTTCGTAGGTGGGGAACGGCTTGCCGTGGAACGCCAGCGGCGAACCGTCGCCGTTCCGACCGCCTGCCATGTAAACGCCGGGTTTCGTGATCCAGGCAAGCGTCTTTTCGGGGATGCCCTCGAAACCGTCCAGCGTCTTGTGCTTGCGATAGTATGCGTTGGCGGAGATCATCAATTCGTGTCCAGCTTCCAGACCTGCCAGCTTGGCCCGCAGGAAGTCCAGCACTTCGGGATCGGAGTCTTTCACGGCCAGGGTGTGCGCCCTCTTGAGCTGGTCGAGATAGTGTTCAGCCTTGCGCCAGTTCTCCCGGTTGGCCTCGAACGCCTTGATCTGCTTCTGCTTCTTCCGCACGGGGAAGTTGCCCGCGCCGCAGATCATCACGCTGGGGCAGCGCGTGCCGATCTCGTTCTCCTTGTTGGTGGCCTCTGCCAGCGTCTTGGCGTAACGGTCGAACAGGTATTCGGCCCGCTCTTTCTGCTCTTCGGTGAAGCACTTGGCCTTGACCTGCTCCAAGATGGCGGCGGCCTGGGCCACCTGGGCCTCGTACTCCGCCGTTGCGCTGCCTGCGTGGTAGTCGCTCCAAGAGCGCATTTCGTGAGAGAGGCGGGCGGTGCTTTCGTTGATCGTGTAAGTTGCCATAATATAAAATCCTCCATTTCGTTTTCGTGGTTCGTTATGCCTTACGGCTGGGATCGGGTCGCTTTACGGTGCGGCCCGTCAAGGTGTCCGGCCTGGGTTAGATGATCCATTCGGCGTTGTTGTAGTCGGCGGCATTGTGGACAATGAAAGAATACAGAGCACAGCGAATGGTTGAAAGGGCTTCTAAAATATCGTTGCCGCGGTTCACATCTTCGTCACACTGGTAAATGAGGCTATCCAGTAGCTTTGCAAAGGTGTAAAAATCGCTGTCGATGGTGTAGTGTCCGCCGTCCCAGCTCAGCAGGTGGAGCAGATGGGGGAAGTCCTGCGGCATTTCAGGAACTTCGTCGGTGCTGTCTGGTTCCAGGTGGTAACGATCCACACAAGCGGATTCATTCAGCCTGTAAAGAACAGCGTAGATTTTGCGGTCGTCAAACAGGGAGTCCAGCGGGTACATACAGGACTTGAAAGCGCGGCAGACTTTCGAGGTCACGACGGAACCCGAAAGGTGATCCATGCCCCCGGCACCGTTGAGCATAAACGCAACCCCGCAGGCGACGGCGGCGGTGTGCTGGGTGGAAAGATGAATACAAGACATAGAAAAAAACCTCCTGTTGTTCGTTTCGTTATGCCCCGGTGGGGCTGGGCCTGGGCTGCTTTGTACGGTGCAACCCTGGCAGAGTGTCCGCGCGTGTTCAGATCGTGCCGGAGAACGTGGTAATTTCCAAGATGCCGGAGGAACGGAACAGCTTGATATTCGTAAACGGAATGAAGATGCGGGAGCCAGATTCAAGGTTGAAGTTCCACCCGGTAAAATCTGCGTCGTGTTCGTAGGACTGGACAGCCCCGGCGGGCTTCTCGTTGATGAACAAAACCGGGTTGGAAATGATACGAACGTGCATCTTGCGGGCAGCGGAGAAAACGACAGATTCAAAGTTTTCCCCGTCTGCGGCGTTCCATTCTGCGCTCATGCCTGCGACCTCGCACAGCTCCGCGCAAAGTTCCGGGTTCCACTCGTCAGACTTGCGCATATCGGCGGCGATCTCTTGCGGTGTTCTCATGTGTGATACCTCTCAAAAGTTATTTTGTTGTGGCCCGTGTGGGCTGGGGCGGGGCCGCTTTCGTGCGGTGCGGCCCTGCTGGGGTGTCCGCTGCTGTGGTTCAAATGCTGGCCGCTGCTTCCAGGGGAGCGGCCTTTTTGATCTGCTCCATCTTGTCAAGGTTGAGCGTCTTTGCCTTTTCCACGTCAAAGTATTTGACGAGACAAGAAGCACATTCCGCTTTCGTGCGGCCACACTTTCCGGCGGGAAGAGCCAGCAGGCCGCACCGGGATTCGTAAATATCCCAGCGTTTGAAATCCTTGCACTTGGAGAAGAAAAACGTAAACCCGGCATACTCTGCACGGTAGCCAGAGCGCAGGCGGCGGAAATTTCCGCTTCCGTTGCGCATGAGGGTTTCAAAAAATTCCGGTTTGTTGCTGACCTTTACCGGGCTTTTTTCTTCCTTGATTTCGCCAAGGGCTACAAGGTTCCGCCGTGCGGCGGCCTGATCCGGGCCGCAAGTGCTTGCCTTGCGCTTCAAAATGTCAATGATAGCGGCGGTGAGTTCGTCGGTGTGGGCGGTGTCCTCTCGAACCAACTTCATAATCTGCTTAAACTGGCCAACGCCGCAGGGGAAAAAGCCGGGGTTTAGTTCTATGTAGTTCTGGGGGTTGTTGTGCAGGGTGATCTTGATGGTGTCCGGCGGTGTTACGTTGCGGGCCTTTTTCGTGGCAGGCTTGGGAGCCTCTACAAGTTCGGGCAGCTCGTGGTGTTCTTCCACAGCCACGACGACGCGGGCGGCAGCCTGCTGTGCTGCCTGCCGTGCCTCTGCTGTAACGTCCTGGGCGATTGCCTCCGCGGCGGTCTTGATGGCGGCGGATACTCTCGCGGCGCGCCGCTGCTCTGCCAGCATCTTGTTATAGGCCTTGATCTCGTCGATGCTCTTAAAGCGGACAGCGGGGGCGGGCTTGCTGCTTTCAACCTGTAAGCAGCTGAACATATACGACGTGGTGGGGTAGTAATGAGCCGCGGGCTGTACCTCTTTGCCTGCGGCCTCTGCCGCCTTGATCTGGGCTTTGCTTGGCTTGTCGGTGTACTTCCACAGCGGGCAGGTGAAAAGGGCTTTTTCTCCCCTCTTCACGCTCTTGCCGTTGTCTTTCCACCATGCAAAAGTGTGGACTTGAGAGGCGGCCAGCTCGTCGAGGCCGTCCGGGATATGCTCGACGGCGTGGGCGATCTGCTCCGGGGTGTACGCCGCGGCGGCGATCTCGTGCCGCTGGGCGGGGGTCAAGTGCGCTTGCACGCTCTTCAAAATGATCTCTTCGTTGGTCATAGTGTAAAACCCTCCTGTGTTTTAGTTGTGGTTCATCCCGGCGGGGCCGGGTAGATGGGGCGGGGCTGCTTTGCGGTGCAACCCTGCTAGAGTATCCGGCGGCGGTTAGTCGTCCACGTCGTCGCAGTCGTGGCAATAAAACGCGTCAATAACGCGATCGTCGGTGTAGTCGTCCGGGGTGTCGTTGTCCTCTACAACGAGTTGCACGCGGTCATAAATCCGCAGGTCGGTTTTTGTATCGACGGTAAAAAACCAGTCGCAGCCGTCGCCCAGGTCGGTGCACCAGACTTGCACGCCGTCGCCGTCGGCGTACATCCCCAGCACTTGAGCGGGGACAATGTAGCGGCCCAGGGGGCCGGGGGTGTAGGGGCAGGCGGCAGCGGTGCGGGGCGCACCTGCCAGCATTGCGGCGGCCAGAGCCGCGGCGGTGATGATCTTTTTCAGTTTGCGCATTGTAAAACCTCCTGTGCTGTGGTTGATGTTCGACTTTCTCCCGGCTGTTGCCGGGGTGGTGGGCCTGGGCTGCTTTGTGCGGTGCAACCCTGGCAGAGTATCCGCGCCGGGTGTTACTCTTCCGGCTCCCCGAAAACCTCGATGTATTCATCTGCGGTGGCGTTCCGCTCCATCCACTCACGGGCCTGCTGTTCGGTCATCGGGGTAATATCGCAACCACCGCACCACTCATTTTGCCCACAGGAGCGAGAATACTTGCTTGCGGGGCCGCCCTCACCGTACAAGAAGAACTCACCCGTTTTCTTCTGGTAGAGTTCTTCTTCCCAGTGGGAGAAGTCGCGGCAACTGCCGCCATTGTCTGCACTGCACAGCCGCTTTGCCGTGTCGGTGTTGTACATCCGGCCATTGATGATTTTTTTCATGCGTTTTCTTTCTGCCCTTTACCCTGGGCGGCGGGTGTTGTGCGCCTTGCGGCTGGGATCGGGTCGCTTTGAGGTGCGGCCCGTCAAGGTGTCCGGCCTGGGGTTCATGCCTGCTTTGATTGCCAGCGGGCCAGCAGGGCGGCCCAGATGATCCGGCGAGTGCGGGGCGAGAGTTCAAAAAAATGCTTGTTCATGTGCGGTTCTCCTGTTCGCTGTATTCGGCTTGCGTTGCACTGTTGCGTGTCGCTTGCCGTGGCTACACTCTAGCACGCAACAGGGCGGTTTGTCAAGCACTGTTGCGTGTAATCTACTTTTTGCACAAAACACTGTTGCGTGTGTTGTGCAAGTTGCACTGTTGCGTTCAGAGCGGCCATTATGTATAATTATCTTGATATAAAGCGCAAAGGAGCAAAATAAAAATGCCAGTATCAGCAGCCCGCCGCCGTACAAACGACGCATACAACGCAAAGTGTGATTATATAAGCCTGCGCCCTCTAAAGCCGGACGGGGCAGCAATCCGCGCCGCCGCCGCCGCCAGCGGCCAGAGCTTGCAAGGGTATATTTTGCAAGCCGTGCGCGCCAGGATGCAGGCAGAGGGCCAGCCGCTCACCGTGGGCGATCCGTCCGGCCCGGAATCCGTGAACGGCAAAAACTGTGGGGAAGAAGGGGGATTATAGGGGGTTACTGGGGAGGCTATAACTCACTAAGTTCTAGCCCTACACATAGAGCACTACCCGGTAAAGTGGAGAATCTGACCCCTCCGGCAAACGGCAAAACGGCCCCGCCGTGGCCCTGCCGGATCAGCAGCAGACCAGCACCGACGACACAAGCCCAGAGCGACACGCGCACAACCTGCGCCGCCGCCCTGGGCTTTTTCTTTTTGCCCTGGCCGCGCTCGACGTGGGCGGCCTGCCCGATGATGCCGCGCCGCCTGCGCCTTGCATCGCCTGCGCCGCCCCGATGATGACCACGGCGGCCAGCAGCAGACCAGCACCACGCGCCGCCCCGATGAAGCCGCCGCCCTGCACCACCTGCACCACCTGCACCACCTGCACCAGATCACCACGCCAGCAGACCGCACCACCTGCGCCCCATCTGCCCCGCCGCATACAGCAGCAGGCCGCGCCGCCTGCTGCCTGCGCTTTGCACCACCAGCGCCGCCCCGATGATGACCGCGACGGCCAGCAGATCAGCGCCGCCGCGGCCTTGCAATGGCCCGCCGCCGGAGGGGTCAGATTCTCAACCTAACGGGATATAGCTTTGCCAGTAGGGGTAAGGCTAAGAGGCTATATACTGCCCTATCTATCCCCCAACCCCCTTTCTTCCCCGGCCTCGCCCTGGGCTGCCCACCTCGACGACGACGCGCCGCCCCGGCCCCGCCCACCGTCGGCGGCCTGCCCGATGAGGCCGACGGGCCGCCCCGGCCCACTTTAGGTACTGCCGGAGGCGTTTTTCGGCGGTGCGGGTCCGAAAGCGCGAAATTTTTCTAGGTATGAGGGGATTTTTAGGCTTCCTCGAAGGGGGTCTGGAAAAAGCAAGGGGGGATTTTTTGAAGAAATTTTTGAAATGATGTTTTGTGATGCACTTTTTCTGATATAATTAGTACAGTGATAAGTAAGCAAAGCTCCACGGCGCAAGTCGTGGGGCTTTTTCTTTTGCGCAGATTTTGGAAACGAGGTGCGGGTGATGTTGGATGCCAGCGCGGAACAGCCAGCGTGACACCGCCAAGGCCGAGTACATCAAACGACGGCGGGCGGGCGAAAAAATAAATCTCAAAGAGTTTGCGGATCGGGTGGGCGTACCCTATGGGACAGTGCGAAACTGGAAGCGTATTGACCAATGGGACGAGTCACTAGAGCGCAAGCGAGGCGGCCAGCCCGGAAACAGAAACAGCAAGGGAAAGAAAAATGCCAAGGGCAACCACGGCGGCGCGCCGCGGGAAAATAAGAACGCAGAAAAAGACGGCGCATATAGTGCCGTCTTTTTTGATAAGTTGTCCGATGAAGAAAAGAAATGGCTTGACAATCTGCCGACCGGGGCAAAAGAAAACACTCTGCTTGAGTTGCGAGTCCTGCGGTATAGGCAGAAAAAAATTCTGGCCGCACTCGAAAAATATTCGGAGTGCGCAGACGATGATCTTTACATTGCGACACTGACGGATATGCGCCGCCCTGGAAAGTCCGAGGGCGGAAAGCGCACCGACGGCGCAGAGCAGAAGATGGGCCTGTACAACAAGGACAGCGCGTTCACCCGGCGGGAGAAACTGCAAGAGGCACTGTACAAAGTATCTGGCAGAATCGCAACGCTGATAGGCCAACTGCGGCAGGGTGAAGAGTTCGAGAAACGGTACGATCTTGAAGTACAACGCCTGGATATTGCCAAGATCAGAGCAACGGGGGTGGCTGACATGGACGGCCCGGATGCCGAGGGGGTGGATGCCGATGAAACTTTACACGGTAAAGGTGATGGCAAACTGCCTTGACCTTTCGGAACGCCGGGTGCGGCAGCTCCGGGAAGAGGGCATTTTGATAGAAGCCGCCCCTGGCCTGTATGAACTGTGGCCCAATGTACGGCGATATATCAACTTCCTGCGGGGCAACGCAGACGGCAAAGCCGACCTGAACGAAGAGAGGGCAAAGCTGACGCGCGAAAAGCGCATTGCAGCGGAACAGGAAAACAAAGTCAAGAGCGGCGAGCTGTACAGGAAACAGGACATCATGCTGGGCTTGAGCACCATGTTAATGAACCTGCGTTCCCGCATGATGGCTCTTCCGAACAAACTTGCTCCCAGTATTGCGAAGCTGGGCGGCAACGAGGACGAGATACAGGACGTGTTGCGGGACACGTTCTATGAAATTCTGGACGAGTTTTCGCATTACGAAACGGCGTTGGAATCGCCAAAGGAAGATGAAGATGCAGACGACGGAACCTAAACCGGGCAAACCGTGGCGCAAGTGCAGGCATTGCCCGTGGGGTAAAAGACTCCACCAGAAGCTCATTATCTGTATGTTCCCGGAGTGCGTAAGGCGGGGTGAACAAAGTGCCGAAGAAAAAGAACATCATCGTAAAGATGGAGCCGCAGACGGTTAAGCTGTTTGCGGTCGTTCTGCAAAAGCTGAAACCGCCACCGCCGCTGACAATCAGCCAGTGGGCGGACAAGTACCGGGTGCTGTCCTCCGAGTCCAGCGCGGAACCGGGCAGATGGCACACAGATAAGGCTCCGTACCAGCGGGCCATTATGGATGCCATCGGTGATCCGCACGTCCGGGAAGTAGTGGTAATGTCGGCGGCACAGATCGGGAAAACCGATGCGTTCATTTTGAACGTGCTGGCCTACTACATGGACTACGCCCCGGCCCCCATCATGTGTATGCAACCTACCCTCGATATGGGCCAGACGCTTTCCAAAGATAGAATTTCCCCGATGCTTCGGGACACGCCGCGCCTCAAAGGGCTGGTTGATGTCAAAAGCAGATTCGCCGGAAACACCGTGATGAAGAAAAACTTCATCGGTGGTCACATAACCATCGTTGGGGCGAACAGCCCGTCGAGCCTTGCCAGCCGCCCTATCAAAGTGCTGCTGGCTGACGAGATAGACCGCTACCCCAAAAGCGCAGGAACAGAGGGCGATCCTCTGAACCTGGCAAAGAAACGCCAGACGACTTTCTGGGACTGCAAAACCGTCATGGTTTCCACGCCGACCATCAAGGGGGACAGCCGAATTGAGGATGCGTTCAACCTCTCCACGCAAGAAGAGTGGAACATCCCTTGCCCGGAGTGCGGCGCATACCAGCCGCTCGTCTGGGAGAACGTGAAGTTCGACCCGGACGATCTGGACAAGGGCATTGACTATGTGTGCTGTGAATGCGGGTGCGTGGCAAATGAATACCGCTGGAAAGCACAGGAAATCAAAGGGAAATACGTTGCAGCCAATCCGGGAGCAGCGACCAGAGGCTTCCACCTCAACACCCTTGCCTCTACGTTTGTCGGATGGGACGAAGTGGTGCGGAAGTTCTTGGAAGCAAAAGAAGCTCTCGACCACGGAAACCCGGAGGAAATGAAAGTCTGGGTAAACACTGAACTTGGGCAGACCTGGGAAGAACGCGGCATCCAGTTGGAGGACACCGAGTTGTACAACCGCCGCGAAATCTACACGGCGGAAGTGCCGGACGATGTGCTGTTCCTCACCGCTGGCGTTGACGTTCAGGATGATCGTTTCGAGGTGGAAGTAGTCGGCTGGGGCGAGGGCGCGGAATGCTGGGGTATCCGCTACCAGAAAATCTTTGGCGATATGCTGTCGGATCAGGTGTGGCAGGACTTGGACGACTTTCTTCTCCGTTCCTGGCGCAAGGCGGATGGAACAGAGTACACATTGCTGGCTACCTGCATCGACTCTGGCGGCCATCACACGGACGAGGTTTACCGCTTTGCGAAAGACAGGCTGAATCGCCGTATCTTTGCCATCAAGGGCATGGGTGGCGCGGGCGTTCCGTACATCCGCAACCCATCGAAGAACAATCGTGTGAAAACGAACCTGTTTATCATCGGTGTGGATGCGGGCAAAACCTCTATCTATCAAAGGCTGGAAGTGAAAACGCCTGGCCCGAATTACTGCCACTTCCCAAACAACCCGGAGGCTGGCTACGACGAAAACTACTTTAAGGGCCTGACAGCCGAAAAGAAAGTTGTACGCTTCGTCAAGGGACACCTCAAAGAGTATTGGGAAATCAAAGACAAAGAACACAAGAGAAATGAGCCGCTAGACTTGCGCAATTACGCACTGGCGGCTCTTTCCATTACACGGCCTGTGCTGAAAAAGCAGGCCCCGGACGTGACGACACCTGCCCCGGCGGCAAACCGTGGGCGTGGTCGTCGCCAAATTTCGGGAGGTATCTAACCAATGGCGGGAATCACACTGGAAACTGCACAATCGCAGCTTGACGCATGGCTGGAAGCGGAACGCAAGGTTACGCACGGTCAGAGCTACCAGATTGGAAACCGAATGCTGACCTACGCCGATGTAACCCAAATCGGGAAACGCATTGAGTATTGGTCGAACAAAGTTGAAGAACTTTCGAGAAAAAAGGCGGGGCGCAACAGGATGTACCATTTTGTTCCCCGCGACCTGTAAAGGGAGGGAGTAGCCGATGGGATTTATGGATCACCTGCTTGCCACCCTTTCCCCGGAACGGGCAGTCAAGACAGCAGCGGCGCGCATGGCAATCCAGACGCTCAACTCTGGCTACGGCAACTACGGCGCAAACCTGCACAAGAAGTCCATGCGGGGTTGGATGTGGCACGGCGGCGACTCGAAAAGGGACATCGAAGATAATCTCCGAGTCCTGCGGGAAAGGAGCCGCGACGCTTACATGGGCGTTCCGCTTGCAACGGGAGCCATCAAAACGATGCGAACCAACGTAATTTGCGGTGGGCTTACGCCGACACCGCAGATTGATAACGAGTTCCTGGGCATTTCCGACGAGGAAGCGCAGAAAGTGAACGCGCAGATTATGCGCGAATTTTCTTTGTGGGCGGACAAACCGACCTGTGACGCTGACAGAATCGACAACTTCTATATGTTGCAGCAGTTGGCGTTTACAGGATTTCTTATGAACGGCGACGCACTGGCGGTGCTCCAAAACAAACGGACACCCAATGTTCCGTATGATCTGCGGGTGCGGATTGTGGAAGCTGACCGTCTGTGTTCGCCTGCATTCACGGACATTGACTCACCGCGAGAAATCGACGGGCGACTTGTCCAGAGGATTACGCAGGGCGTGGAAACGGATGCAGACGGAATGGTGGTGGCCTACTGGATTTGCGACCGTCACCCGCTGGCCTCTGCCACGACTGCGACGCTGACGGCGGATCACTGGACGAGGGTTGAGGCATACGGAAAAAAGACCGGGCGGCAAAACGTCCTACTCCTGTTGCAGCGGGAGCGGGCGGGGCAACTGCGCGGCGTTCCGCTGCTTGCCCCGGTGCTGGAAAGCCTAAAGCAACTCGGACGGTTCACAGACGCGGAACTGACCGCAGCGGTGATCTCCGCCATGTTCACAGTGTTTATCACCAAAGAGGATCAGTCCAGCGAAATTCCGCTGGGCGAAATGCTGCCGCAGGAAGTGCAAGTGGATACGCCGGACAAAACCAGCGTGGAACTGGCTCCGGGCGCGTTCATCGACCTTAACCCTGGCGAAAAAGTGGAGTTCGCAGACCCGAAGCACCCAGCGACGGGTTTTGAGGCTTTTATGAACGCCATTGTTAAACAGATGGCCGCCGCCCTGGAAATTCCGAGCGAAGTATTGTACAAGCAGTTCTCGACCAGCTACTCCGCCGCCCGCGGCGCGCTCAACGAATACTGGCGCACTTGCGGAATGCACCGTGACTGGTTTGCAGATAACTTCTGCCGACCAATTTATGAGGCGTGGTTTTGCGAGGCAGTACAGCGCGGGCGAATAAAAGCACCCGGCTTCTTGGAAAACCCGGCCATTGCCGCAGCTTATATGCAGTGCGCATGGAACGGCCCTGCCAGAACGAACCTGAACCCCAAGGATGAAGTCGAGGCGGCGAAGATGCGCGTTGACTGCGGGTTTAGCACAGCTGAACAGGAAACGGCGCAAATGACGGGCGGTAGCTATGCGGCAAACATGAGGTTACGCAAAGGCGAAGCCGCAATGAAAAAGGAGGTAGACGACATTGCAGGAACGCAAACACAAAACCCTGCTGCTCAACGGGCCGTCGGCGGTTCCAGTGAAAACAGGTGAAAAGTTCTGGCAGATTCGCAATTCGGCGGAAACGGGAGGCCATGCGGAACTGGTGCTGTACGGCGACATTAGCCGGACAAGCTGGTGGGGCGACGAGATCACCCCACAGAAATTTGCCGCAGACCTTGCCGCAATCCCGGCGGAAGATGAACTGACCGTCCGTATCTGTTCCGGCGGCGGCGACGTATGGGCGGCGCAGGCCATTGGTGGTCAGCTCGAAAGCCGTGCTGGCACGGTGACAGCACAGATAGAGGGCTTGTGCGCAAGTGCGGCCACGATCATTGCCTGTCATTGTAAGGTCGTCAAAGCCACGCCGGACAGCAGCTACATGATTCATCCCGTGAAAGCCAAGAGCGATAACTTCATGGGCGTGGAGGAATTGCAGCAACTCATTGATTCCATTACGGTTATGCGCTCTACGGTTCTCGGACAGTACGAGAAAAAGACCGGGAAAAGCAATGAAGAGCTGGCCGCATGGATGGACAAGACGACGTGGTGGACTGCGGAGCAGGCAAAGGAAAACGGTTTCATTGACGAGATCGTGGAGGGAAACCAGACCGCCAAAATCGAAAACAGGAACGGCGTGCTGTTCGTAAACAGCGTGGCCGTCCCAGGCACTTTTGATAGCGCACCTGAATTTGTGCGAAACCGCGCCGTGGTCGTACCTGACAACGACGACGGTTTTGTAAATAACAACGACCCGGCGGAACCGTCGGGAGAAAACAACGGAGGGAACGACATGGAGTTCAAGAACGTGGACGAACTGCGCAATGGCTGCCCCGACCTCGTGAAAGAGATCGTGGACAGTGAGCGCGCAGCCGCACAGAAAGCCGAGCGTGAACGCCTTGCCGCCATTGACGAGATCGCAGAAACGATTCCGGCAAACATGGTGGCGGAGGCAAAGTACGGCGAGAACGCCTGCTCTGCGGAGCAGCTTGCGTACCGTGCGGCGGTTGACGCAAAGAAGAATCACCGCAAGCTGCTGGAAGATACCGCAGATGATGCAAACACCAGCGGCGCAAACAGCGTTGGCGGCGCAGCCCCCGACGGCGTGGCTGGTACTGGCACTAAGAACAAGAACCAGACCGATGCCGAGAAGCGGGCAATGGTGAAGAACCTGCTGCACCCCAAGAAGGAGGGCTAAGTTATGGCTGAAAAGATGCTGAACGAGAAGCTGGGCGAGGTTGAGTACGACGGCCTGATCGTTGGTCTCAACCCGAAGAAGCGCGTCGGCCCCGGCGTGATCGCCAAAGGCGCGGCAGAGACGACCTATGTCCGCGGCACTGTGTTTGCCAAGAGCGCAAAGGACGGCAAGCTGTACATCCTGGGCAGCACTGCTACTTCTGGCGATACGCTGACCGCGGACTGCATTCTGGTGCAGGACGTGACTGTGGGTACTACCGACGATGAAACTGTCGTGGTCTACCTGGCAGGCTGCTTCAACCCGGAAAAGCTGACCGTAAAGGACAGCTACACCATGACCGAGACGGACAAGGACGCTCTGCGTATGCGCGACATTGCGCTCCTGCCCATCATCGAAATGTAACAGGAGGACGTTTACTATGGCAATTCTGCTGGACTTCTTTGATAACGTCATTCTTCAGGCCATCACGGAAGAGATCGTGCCGAAGCGTGGCTTCTTCAAAGACCGCTATTTCCCCACCGGGGCAGGCGATATTTTCAAGGCCGACGAGGTGCTGACCGAGTACCGCAAGGGAGACCGTAAGCTGGCCGCTTTTGTTGCCCCCGACGTACATGACATTCCCATTGCGCGCCGCGGCTATGAGGTTCACTCCTACCAGCCTGCGTACATTGCGCCGTCCCGCGTGCTGACTATGGACGAGCTGAAGAAGCGCGGCTTTGGTGAGGCTCTGTATCCGGGCATGGACGAAGCACAGCGCGCCGCTCGTCTGCTGGCAGATGACATGAACGACATGGAAAACCGCATTGCAGGCACCGAGGAATGGATGGCTGCACAGACCATGATCTCCAACGGCTGCACTATGCAGGAAATGATCGACGGCAAGACCAAGGGTGACAAGAAGATCGTGCGCTTCTACGACAACAAGAGCGACCATACCTACACTGTTGCAAAGAAGTGGAACGAAACTGGCGGTGATTTCTGGGCAGACATCAAGGCTATGTGCCGGATGCTCTCTTACCGCGGCCTGCCTGCAAAAGACCTGATTCTGGGTACTGACGCTGCCGACTATATCCTGGCCGACGAAAAGACCCGCCAGCTTCTCGACAAGAACAGCGGTATTATCGTTGGCGAGATTCGCCAGCAGCTCACCCAGTACGACGGCGTGGTGTTCATGGGCGTTCTGAACTTCGGCGGCTTCATGCTGAACGTGTTCTCTGTGGACGAAACCTACGAGGACGAGAACGGCCAGGTCGCCAGCTTCTTCCCCAAGACCGCAGCTATGGTTACTGCTCCCGACTGCGGCCACATGATGTACGGCTCCATCACCCAGATGGACTACGGCCAGATCGACTACACCACCTATGCCGCAAAGCGCGTGGCAAAGCTGGTCGTGGATCAGGCCGAGGACAGCCGCAAACTCCGTCTGGGCTGCCGCCCGCTGGCCGCACCCAAGAGCTACTGCCCCTATATCTACGCAGCAGATGTTGTGCAGTAAGTGAGAAAGGAGCAACGGCATGAAAACTGTTCAGATCACGTCCGGCGGCTACGGCTACCGTGAAAAGGCAGGCTCCCCCACCCGGTTGATTCGGGCGGGGGAATTTGTTTGCCTGCCGGATGATGAAGCTGACCGTCTGGCCGCTCTGGGCGTTGCGGTCTGTCAGCCGGAAGCACAGCCGGAGATCGAGCCGCAGAAAAACGCCCCGGCGGCAAAGCGCACCAGAAAGAGCAAAGCGGCCACCGCGTAAAGAAAGGCGGTGGAGCGCATGACGGATTTTCTGGAAGAAGCCCTTGCGGACATTGACTCTGTGTTCTTTCAGGAGTTTGTGGAGCAGCACAAAATCGACGGGAAGCCGTTTGACGTTGTGCCGTATGAAATGACCCTCAAGGAACGTAAGGCGCACTGGGAAGCAGGAGCAAAGCAGAACTTTGACCAGGGACTTTACCTGTCCACAAAGCAGTTCTTCATTCGCAAGGAAGATTACGGTGCGGCCCCAAAGGTTGGAAAGCTGATGGAGTACGACGGAATCTGCTACACGATCAGAAGTTGCCAGACGGAGCACGGGTTGTACCTGGTGGAACTTGAGAGGGTGCGGCAGTAATGGCGAAGGCAATCTATGACGTATCTGTGCCGAACATCTACGAAGTAGAAAAGGCACTGGGCGACGCAAAGGACAAGGCTCCTAGAGCCATGAAAAACGCGGTGAACCAAACGGCGACCCGCGCAAAAAACATGATGATCCGGCAAGCGAAACTCCGATACGCCGTAAGCACGGCGGGCCGCCGCCACCTAAACCAACTGAAACTCCGAAACCGCGCAACGATACAGAATCCGACCGCAGAAATTTTCATCAAAAGTCGAAGAAACGATCTGGCGGATTTCAAGACAAACCCAACCGAACCACACATGGGCGGAAACTGGGTACACTCGCCTGAATTTCATACAGGCAAGGTTTTGAAAAAATCGCCAATGGAGAATCTGACGGGCGGACAAACACTTATCGGGCCGGGAAGCAAGGGCTTCTTGGTGCGGTTCGAGAGCGGACACGTTGGCATGGTGCAAAGAATTATCGGTAAGCCTGCAAAGAATCCGAAGCCGACACGGTGGAAGAGCAAAAACGGGATTATCGAATATCTTTACACCATGTCTGCGCCGTCTGCAAGTTCCATGCACAGTACCGTGTGGCGGGAAGAAGTAGAGCCGGAAAGCGAGATCATCTTGCAGGATCGCTTGCGGCACGAGGTTGAAAAAATCTTGATGCAGGCAGGAGGTAAGAAGAAGTGAGCAAACCGACGAACTACACCCCCATTGATGCGGTAAAAGTTCTGCGCAAGGAGTTAGAAAAACTTTTTGAAGGGAAAACATTCAGCGGCCAGGGCGGGAACAAGCAGCTGAAGTTTTTTGAGTTCGAGTTCCCGGACGATAACGGTAACGACGAGGATGTGGACACACTGGCCGCCGCTGCCCCATTCGTGCTTGTGAAAGCAGCCGGGTGGAGCACCGACATAGAAGAGCCGGAAATGATTGACATGAGCATGGTTATCTGTACATACCAAACCCCTGCGCGAAGCAAGGAAGAGATCGAGAAACTAAAAAAGGCACCGGCTCTTCTGGATTTGTACAACATCATGCAGGATATTAGTCAGCATTTCAAAGTGTACAACGTCTTTGGAGATTACTTCAACGTCTTAATGCCGATTACCTGCGTAATTCAGCAGGACGATACAAAACCGTATTATTTCTCTACTGTTCAGATGGACGTTACAGGCCCAAGCATGAGCAGAGAAAACAACCCGGAAGTGGAGGCACTCACATGAGCACTGCAAAAGCAAAACAGGCCGAGCAGGCAGAGAACGCCGCAGAGGTTAAGGCAACTGGCCCTGTCGTTTACTGCGGCCCGACCGTGAAGAACACCGTGAAACAGTACACGGTGTACGCCGACGGCGATATGCTGCCGGATATGATGAACCGATTCCTTGAAACGGTTCCGATGGCAAAGGGCCTGTTGGTTCCCATCGAACAGTTCAGCGATACCCGCAAAGCTCTGGAAAATCCCAAGAGCGCAGCGGGTATTCTTTTTACCGCCGTGAAAGCGGCCATTGAGTAAGGAGGTAAAAGATCATGGCATATAAGCATGGCGTATATACCAATGAGCAGGCAACCAGCCTGGTTGCCCCGGTCGTTGCCACGGCAGGATTGCAGGTCGTAATCGGCACTGCACCTGTCAACCAGGCAAGCGACCCCTACCACTGCACCAATGTTCCCATGCTGGCAAACACGCTGGATGGCGCAACTGCGGCAGTTGGTTACAGCGACGACTACGAAAACTACACCCTCTGCCAGAGCATGGGCGCAAGTTTTAAGGTCAAGAAAGTCGCACCGATGGTTCTTATCAACGTGCTTGAT